CGGGCAGCCTTCGAGTGCGTGCAGGCCAACCCGCTTGTGGTGCTCGAGGAGCTGCCCATGTGGAATCAGCTCCCACCGTTTGCACAGGAGTTCGTCCGCCACTACCAGTGCTCTCTAAAATTGCCTTGCGCAAAAGAAGAGAAGCGGCACGTCTCTTTCAGCTCGGAATTGACACCTCCTCGAGCGTCGGAGATTGTGTTGGAGGGCAGGACGACAGCAGTTGCTGGTACCGACAGGAAGGGGCGGGGTCAAGTCGAGGCCTCGCACCTCACAGCCGTGGAAGAAATTCATGCGGGCCTGCCGAAGATGCCCAAGGGGTTGAACGCCCTGGAAACCAAGATGTGGTTTTGGGAGAGGACTCAGAACGGCCGCGCCCTGACGGCGTTTTGGACGTCCCCCATGGCGAGATGATCCTCCGCAGCCAAGAAGCCTCGGCCAAGCCGACTGGCAACGCGACTACGGAAGAGAAGCCATGCACGGCCACATCAGAGCCGGGATCGGCAGCATCCGTGCCTCCAGCAAGGAGGAACGTGAAGAAGAAGAAGGGGAAGGTGACCCAGGATACCAGTTCCTAGGTCGAGTGAGACCACTCAAACCCGACCCGACTCCTAAGTCGAACCTGGCCTTGGAAAAGGGCAAGGAGCTTGTGCCAGAATTGGCTAATTGGCATGAGCCCGACAAGTCTGCAGCCTCCGCCGTTAATAGCTTTAAGACTCAGTACGCTTCTTTCGTGGGCCTGGAAAACCGCGCCCCCCCACGGGACGAGTTGGAACCTGTCTTGCGCGCTATGGTTTCTGAGTACCCTCAAGTACATTTAGATCTGGCACAATGTGCCAACATCTTGACGGAAGAGCTGGGAAATGTTAAGCCTAGCGCGTCGCCGGGTTATCCCCTCATGAGGGATCACCCTACCAACGCGGATGTGTTTAGGAACCTGGGATACGATCATGTACATGCCTTAGTCATGTGCAGGTTGGAGCTACTGGCGGCTGCAACCGTCGAGGAGATCAAGGCAATGCCGGCCGAAGAGCTCTGCGCCGCGGGCTTTGTAGACCCCATCCGGGTGTTTGTGAAGAACGAGGTGCACTCCACCAAGAAAGTAGATTCAGGTAAATATCGCCTCATCATGTCGGTGTCTTTGATTGATCAGCTCGTAGAGCGGGTCTTGAACGGCGCCTTGGATCGCGCAGAGATAGCTTCATGGGACACTCTGCCCTCCAAACCAGGCATGGG